GTACGTCTCCTAAACGTTCTCTTTGGTTTGTCGTTACCAGAAGCGGGACCGCCACCAGTTCCGCCACTCTTTGGTGCTGTGCCTCCAGTACCGCCTGCTGTACTTGCTGCACTTGTAGCGGCAGATGTTGCTGCTACTGTTGCTGCGTTAATTGCTGCCCCTGATGCAATTACTGTTGCAACAACCATCTTTGTTGCTTCTTCACGTTCTTGCGGACTCATGTCTGCACCAATACTTGATAATGCAAGAAGAACTTGACCTGGGTCGTTAAATATTGCGCTAACTAATTCTGAAGGAGATTCCAACACTTGTAATGCGGCTGCTACTTCTGCAACAATTATAACCTCATTACCGTTTTCATCTTTGCGAACCTCTACAGGAGTTTCTGCTGGTAAATCACTATATTCAAGGCCTGTTTCTGCTATTGCTTCAGCAGTTACTGCTTCACCATTTGCTGCTTCTATTAGAGCATCAGCCACTAGTGCTCTTTCTGCTTCAGTAAATTCACCGTCTGCAGATAAAACTTCAGATAGATTACTTACCTCATCAGAGGTAATTTCTCCATCTGCACTTAAAGCGTCTAAAATACTTTGTGCATCAGAGTTAGATAATTCGCCATTACTAACTAAATCATCTATTATAGATTCAAGTTCTTCTACAGTTAGAGGTGGTTCAGGTGCAACATCAGGAATTGGTTCAGGCTCTGGAGCAGGCTCGGGAGCGACTTCAGGTTCTGGCTCAGGAACAGGATCAGGTTCTGGGGTTGGTTGTTGCACTTCTTCAACAGGAACGTCAGGAGCAGGTTCGGGAGATTGCTCAACAGGTAATGGTTGAAAATCAGGAACTTCTACAAAGACTGGCTCTGGTGGAGATGGAGGAACAGGTTGAGGTGCTGGAACCTCGGGAAGTAAACTAACTGCATTATTTAGTTCTGTTGCTTTTGCTGTTAACTGTGATTGAAGATTTGTTTTTGTTGACACTGCTGTGTTCAGTGTATTAGTTAGTGAAGTTGTACTAATAGCGTTTATGGCTAAAGTATTTAAAGTATTTTGAGCAACAACAGGGCTCAGAGTTTGATTTAACTGCGTAATAGTTGCATTTGCTTCATCTACCGCTGCTTGTACCGCTGATGTATTTAGATCTACATAAGGTGTAAATTCTGCACCTTGACTTATTTGTCCAGCAAAACCAGAACCAGTATTTGTATCTACGATTGATGTTACAGTTCCTCCAGTTGTTTCTCTATAATTAAATCTAGCACCATTTGGAATTGGACCAGTAGCAGTAACATCTGCCATCCATGCGCCATCAGTTGGATTTACATCAGCATTAAATCTAACTTGAACCATCTGTGTAGAAGCATCTCGTTGTGGATAAGGACGAAGATCCCAAGCAATATCTAAACTCGTTCCAGTAGTTGCATAAGTAATTCCTGTTCCTGTACTCCAGGTTGTCCAATCCCATCCTGCTATAGATACAGATGGAGCATTTGGAGTTGAATAATAGTTTGATCCTTCATTTACTCCAAATGTTATTGTTGCATTAGAGCCTACAAAAACATTGTTATAAACAATGCCACCCATTTGCATTCCGAATGGAAGATTCATTCTAACCCCAGCATCATCAATTCCAGATAAAACGTTAGTGCTGGTTCCAATAGTTGCTTGTAAGTTATTGACTGCTGTTTGAGCATTATCAATTGCAATATTGGCTTGAGTTAGTTCTGTTTGTGCTACAGCCTGTGCTGTAGAGGCCGTTGTTCTTGCTGCTATTGCTTGTGATACTTCGGATTGTGCTGCAGTTATGTTAATATTATTTATCGATGTTTGAGCAGTTATTACAGTTTCTTTAGCATCATTAACAACTTGAGAACCTTGATTTATTAAAGTTGTAGTTAAATCTATAGCGTTTATTTCTGCAGTTGCTGTATCGATTAAAACAACACTTGTTTGTGCTGTAGTAATTGCTTGTGTCACTTGAGTAACAGCAGTAGAGGCTTGACTTAATTCTGTTTGTGCAGTGTTTACTGCTATTGCTGCGATAGTTGTTGCATCAACAGCCTGTTGAACTTCTGTAGTTGCTGTAGATAGAGCAGAATTAACTGCTTGTTGTGCAGGACTTACAATTACTTGTTCAGAATTTACTGGATCATCTGCATAAGCAGATTGCGACATGCCAAAAATAAGAAAGAGAGTTACAACTCCCCCACATAATAATAGTCTTCCAGTTTTAAATGCTACAGGTAGTGCTGCGAATAGACGCAGTTTTATCAATTATTCCCCTCGGAATATTAAAGCCCAACTATATTATATAGGTTTCCAATTTTTATTTATAATGAACTTACTTGCGTTATTTTGTGAGTTAACTGACTCACCTTGTACGCCTTTTCCAGGTGATGCCCATGTAACAACACTTGGATTTGCTTTTGATTTGTAACCTAAATTTGTATTAAAAGTAAACTCTTGTTTTCTAGTACGACGGTTTGGATTTATAGTTAATGGTTTACGATTTAATTGTGCCATTAGTCTAGCCCACCAACAAAACCAGCAGCAGTTCCACCACTTCCCAAACCACTGGTATCTGCGGCTGATTCAGCAGCGTCACTCATTGGTTGATCTTGATCTTTTACATTGCCTTCACGAGGATCAGTTCCAGAACTCATTGCACCAATCATGTATGGATAACTACCAAACCAAAATCCTGCACCTGAATATCCAGACTCACGTTTACGTCCAAATCTACGCCGTTGAGTTTCTTCTATATTTTCAGCATTATTAAATTGAGAAGATAGATTACTTGCCATTTGACTTACTCCATACCTTCCGTAAGTTCCACCTGGTCCACCAAACATCCCTTTGCCATTTCTATAAAAGTCATTGTTTGCCATAATTAAATACCCCATTAGGATCAAAGACGTTTATAGACTGTGTCACTAATTTATTACCTGTTGCTCTTGCATGGTGTCCGCAAAAATACAACTCACCACTTGCTAAAGTTGCACGAACCATTGCTTGTGCACTGCATTGGTCGCATCGTTCGGTAATAGCAATTGGCCTAACTGTGTCTACCGTAGTTGACATTAAAAGAATCCTGGTTTTGCTAAAGGAACATTGGCATTAGGAGCCATGTTGTTTTGAAAAGTTGGTTGTTTTACTGGAGATGGACCGTCATATTTTGGGTTTAAAGGCATGGCGCCCATCTTAGTCATGCTCTGTTGATTTGATGCAAACTGTGATGATGACAAATTTTTGTTCATAGGATAATTTTGCCTCCTTTATCTACTACTGTATGCTCATACCAGAAGGAGCAATAATGCCATTATATCAATACGCTTGTGTAAGTTGTGATCTTGATTATGAAAAAGAGCGCAGCATAAATGATCCAGAAGACAAGTACTTCTGTGAACATTGTGGATACGCTCTAATTCGAGTTTACTCTCCTGTTACAACCGTTTTTAAAGGCGGCGGTTTTTACAAGACAGACAACCGTTAGTTGTAGTTAGGGTCAGTAACTGCAGGAGCAGATTTTGTTGCTTTATCTGCGGCTTGACGATTTTCTACTTCAACATCGGCAACAGTCTTTGCACCTTTGTCAACAGTTGAAAACGCTGCGTTAATTTCATCAAGAGTAAGTTTTCCATCATCCATAAATGCACGGGCTAATTTTTCAACAACAGCAGCCACTGCAGTTAATCCTGCAACTGTCACTGCCTTTACTGTAGAAATACCAGCGATAGCACCAGCACCAATAACTCCAAGACCTGATGCTGCAAATACAGCAACAATACGCATTAATACATTTTTAAGACTTGCCATAGCGTTCTTCATACCGTTCTCTTTTCCCCCTCAAGGACCAGATACTATTATCAGTCTTGTTGGATGCCCATACGTTCTAAATACTTTTCTTTTTCACTCATTAAGTACTCTTTGATACGGTTATATTGAATTTCGGTCTGTTCTTCTGTTGCTTTTATTTGTTCTTCTGTCATTTCTTTGTTTAAATCCTTAAATGTTTGAACGGCTAAATCCAATTCGGTTTTAGCGTATGCGGCTTGTAATTGAGCCTGATGCCATAAAAATTCAGCGTGTTCTTCTTTTCTTTGTTTTTTCTTATCTTGAGTTTTAGACATTCCCAAAGCCTATCACAATTTAAATAAGCAGTTTTTGCGTCCTCATGCTTAGGAGGCGCATATTAAGTTGTTACCCTAGGGTAACTTACTTGTACTGTTCTTTCTCAACATATGGACCTGAAGTAAAGGCTGTAAGTTTTGCCGCAATTTCCATAGCCTTCATTGGTTTGACTCCAGCATGTAACGCACCCAAGGCATAAGTAGCCCCAGAACCAACAGCGTATTTGCCATCCATACTCCTCATTACTGAGAGATCTTGGTCAATATCAAACAACTCTCCACCAACAGCCATTAAGAATTGAAACCTTAATCCTTCTTTAGATTTGTCATGGTCTTCATTGAAGTCATAACCATTTTCGGTTAGACATTTCCTAAAAGAAGGCATTGCCTTTGCAATCATAAAATGATAGATATCTTTTGTATCTTTAGCAGTTAATTTTGGCGGATTCCAAATGTGTTGAGCAATATCGCAAGGAGATACCTCTCCAGAACCAGCAATTATAAAATCACCACGTTCACTAATTTTTGTCATTTGTGGATGTCGATAGATACGACCACTCTCATCTGTTACTTGATTGTCTGCAAGTAAGATGCAGCGATCTTCATACTGTACTCCGATGATTGTTGTCATGGGCACCCCTCTCAGTAGAAAGCCCCCATAGAATACCAGAAATATTTACGGGGGCTATAGGGGTAAAATGTCCGATTTAGAGGAATTTGACCAGTTCTGCCCAAGTCTTAGGACCAATGATTCCATTTGAGTCAATATTGCCATGATTGTCTTGGAAGGCAATTACAGCCTTCTTTGTGGCTGGACCGTAGTCACCATCCGCAATTAGACCTAGAGCCTTCTGTACAACTTTAACGCCTTCGCTCTTATCACCAGGTTTAATTTGTCCTGGGAAAGTTGGAGCCTCTGATACTGGAACTTTTGCCTTTACTTCATTTCCAGAATAATTAGGACGACCAAAGCCAACTATAGAGACCATAACCTTCTTCTTGTTAGGAAGATAACCACGAACCTTTTTACAAACCTCACCACCATTTCGTTGGTCACCCTTAGCATCTCCAGCGGTATTGCCCTCGATACACGTGACTGTCCCGTCCAAGTTATTGGATAGCACAATGCCCACGTGGGAGATACGGTCTACACCATCTCCTGGAAAATCAAAGTAAGCGATGTCTCCTGGCTGTGGGGAAGCCGTTTTAGCATCTGACCATGTGCCCATTTTTTCAAATGCACCAGCACCTGCCACAGTTGAAACTGTATTAGGAACCTTTACACCTGCTTGATTGGCGCACCACATAACAAAAGAACCACACCATGGCAAAAAGTTTGCCTTAGTAAAGGCGCCATACTTTGTTTCATTATCTTTAGGACCTTCAATAGTTCCAATTTCTTTTTGAGCAATCTCTAGTATTGCCGCTGCTGTTCCTTTGTCTGCCATATCTAATCCTTACTCTGGAATTGTGTCATTAAATTTATCTAAGGGAATCCGCCAAGAATTCTCTGGAGGGTAATGATACTCGTCCTTTGTGCATTCCTCAACGGGAAGCCAACCATAAACTTCTACCTCTGAGTAGTAATCTCTATCTAATACTCGAACTCCTACTAGAACCACCCCTGGTCTGATGTCTTTGGAAAATACTGGAATCTCATCTTTAGTTCTTACAGACTTCACTTCATACACTGGCATTACATCTGGAAAATCTTTTCGAAATGAATGCTCTTCATTTGTATAGAATGGAAATACAAAGGGCTGCTTATATAACTTGGCTACAGCATATTCAGCCACAATAGTTCTGACATTTGCGGCAATCTCTGGTTCTAAGAATCTCTTGTTATCTCCAGCATAATTAGGACGATCTATTGACCCAAATTTTATCATCCAGCGATTTAACGCAATATCAGCGCAGGCACGAACTTCTTCTTTAGACAGGGTAACAATCATTACCCCAACCTATCACATAATTAGTTAAGCCTTTTCTCCCATACGGCTTAATAGTGTCTGTGTTCGTTTTGAGGGTTCTTTAGTTAAGAAGCCTCTACCCTTTGCCTTTTCATATGGAACTGGAGTTTTAAATTGATCTGATGTTGGATCAATGATTTTGCCCGATTCGTGTTTAAGAAACCAATGACTAGTTCCCTCATGACTAACTTGCATAGGAGTATACCCAGCAGCCTTACCCCCTAGAGAATGATAGATAGCCTCACTTGCTACGTAACAATGTCCAGCGGTAGCACATTCGTGTCCACGAAACTTTGGCTTACGTAGGTCATCACTAAGATGTTCTCTAACGTTAGTAACTATTTGGTGATCGTAGTTGTTCATTGAAATTGCTTAAAGTGAGCAGGATGCATATTGGTTGGAACGTACTCTTTGCCCATACGTTCGTCATGACTTCCTTTATCAGTAAAGTTAGTTGTCATGGCTAGATGACCACCTTTAAAGTTCTCTTTTCGCTCACCTAATCCTGGCTGACGATAAACTGTTACTGGCACATGGGAAACGCCCTCAGCCATTGCAGCCTCTAATCTATGATGACCCTCACCAACAACGCCCCAATTGTTACTGTGATCGTATGCAACCATAATTGGATTATTAATTCCTTTGCCACTCTTAATATCGGCCCTAATTCCAGTAATAACCTTAGAACTAGATGGCTGAGCATCAGAACCAAGACGTCTGTGTTCCATTAAAGGAATTAAGCTCTCAGTCCTAACCATGCCAGTAGCACTCTCTGACGGATCTCCTTCAAGATGACCTTTGCCACCTGCTTTTCTTACCTGAACATTCTCAGGAACAGGTACATGAAATTGTTTTTTAGACAAGTTATTTTCAGCAGCCATTAGTAGTTTAACCCCTTTACCCAATTTATTGAATTAAATTGTTTTGGATTAAGGTTTCTTTGTGCCGCTAGACGGTGATGACCTTCAAATAATCTTCCCTCATGACCATGATCAATTATGTTAAATCTACCTTTAAATCCTTGAGTTTTTATACTTTCGTGTAAACCTGCACCATGGGCATTACTATCTGCACTACTTCTACTTTGTCTTAGTTTTCTACGCATAGTAGTTTTATCACGACTCTTTAAGTCTGGTGATTTATCTTCGCCAAAATTAACACCATAACGTTGACTAGAGTCATTTAAATTAATGTGTTTAACAATTTCCCCAGCAGTCATAAACATAGGGCGATTGCCCTCTGCTAACTCTTTTCCAAGGTTATCTTTCTTTGCCATTATGCTTTCCACTTCCTTGGTGGATTGTATGTACGTGTGCGGTCACGACGATCATTCATCTTAGTAACTGCAAGTACGTGCACGGTGCTGCCCTTCTTAACAGGGACTTCATTCTCCCAATACTCATCGTATACTTGGTTCTTCTTTAATACATCAGGACGAGTCTCTCGACTCTTCTTAGCCACTTGTCCTTCAATTACAACGCCAGGTCCTCGCCGAATAGGATTTCTTGCAAAGCCAACGGCTCTCTCTGGATCATCTGTCCAGTGCATGCCGAGGGGCTTTTTTACATCGGTAGTAGAACTTAACCCACGATAGAGA